CATCCCAACTACCTAACTCAAAAAGAGTAAAATCTTCGGCATATTTACAAAAATTATGTTGACTATCATTAACATGTGCTGTAATAGCACGAATAGCCTCACCTTTTGACTTCATAAAAAAAGGCGGCAGATAAGCTTCAGCTTTAGAATCATATATACCAAATACTTTAACGATCATAATCAGTCTCCAATTTTCTTATTAATTGTTTCATTCGCGCATTTTGACACTTTTCTTTCACAAGAAGTCGACGATGAGTATTATCGTCTTCCTTCTCTAAAGCGCGCTGTCTACGACGCTCTTTAACTTGCTCAAAAGCTTCTTCATCTTCAACATTCAAAAGCTTGTCATAATATCTAGGAGGTTTACACTTAAGTCCTCTAACTATAACCTCATCACTAGGAAAAACATCTCCTTTAAACTTCTGAAACCACTCAAAACCAATACCGGGTTTCAAACTCATAAGAGGAAACTCACAAGACTTACCCTGATAATAATCATCAGCTATCTTACCTGTAATCTTCTTAGTACAATACCTTGCAACATAGGCTGCAGACTCAAAAGTCAAATCTCCAATCGCAGAATAACCATAAGGCCATAAAACCTGCAAATCAGAAGATGTATAATACTTACATCCTCCTACACTCTTCCAATACAACTTATCTTTAAAATCAAAATTAAATAGACATAAATGATAATGAGGTCTACCAAGCTTATCTCCATACTCACCACAACCAAAATACCGAACTCTTAAAGATAAACCTTTTCGATAACAAAACTTCTTACGAAGATCGCTAATAAACTGTTGAAGATGAACCTTTTTCAAAGAACCATCAGAAGGTAAAAATTCAGGAGAATAAGTCAAGGTTAAAAAACAATTATCTTCATAAAGAGAAGCCTCGTGCATGCAACGAAGACCCCACTGTCTCGTTCTCTCTTTCCTACAACCAATACACTGACCACACGGCAAATCCAATTCAACAGGTCTCTTCTCGCGCGGACGCGAAAAAACAATTAAATTTTTATCAGAAGTCTTAGACTTGGTCTTTAAGCATGAAGTGGAAAAAAACATGTCATAAGTATGTTGGAGATATACTCATCCCAAAAGCTGAGATTTTTTATGTCCTCTCGGACACATCAAAAAAATCTCTTTGGGTGTGAACTTTTTTCTGTAACAACTATCAATTAATGAATAATTTTTCAAATTATTTTTGAAAAATTTTTTAAAGACGAATACCACCACGCATAACATGTCGTGAACCAGACAAGTTCAAACTATGAACATTAGCAGAACCCTGACGAAACATATGTTTTGACTTGCCATTACGAATACGAGAACGACGCATAAAAGACTCCTTAAATAAACGCAAAATAAACAACGCTAAAGATAAACACGCTAAATTAAATATTGCAACAATCATCAGTAGAACAATAAGGCGTGCCAGAACGAGAGCAAGTATCAAAACGACCATGATAAGTAGAACCATGTCTCAAAATATAACCAGCAGAAACATGAACAACCTCACGACATTGAGGACAAACAACAACCATAGACACCTCACAGTTACATCCAAATTAGTGTTAGCGCCACCCTATTGGTCATGACGCAACACACGGGCTCATGATCAGCCCTTCAAATCAAATAAAAACGGTGTCAGTCAGCACAGTTACATCAAGAGGAAAACTGTGCAAAACGGCCAAAAAGGCCTAAATCACTTCCCCGGCTCTGGAACCGAGGAAGGAGGAGGCTCAACAGAAGCCTTAGGCTTAGGAAGAGCTAATCCAAGCTCAATAGCCTCAGGAATATTATTCGGATCTTGAAAATAACTCACGAACTTACGAGGATCATTATCAAATTTCTCACGAAGCTCAGCAGGATAATCCATAAACAAAGCATTAGCTTTAAGAACAATCTCCATAGACTTAGCCAAGTCAGTAAAACCAGAAACATCACCGTAAAAAGGTTCTTTCAAAGAAAGACGATCAATAGCAGCACCTTTTTCTAAACGAGCAACGATCTTATTAATATCAGCAGCATCACGATCAGACTGAACAGTAAAACCCTTATCACCAGAAAAATCTTTAGAAGCAAAACCAGAACGAAAAACAGGATCTGAAATATCAATCTTATCACGAACCTCAGGTTTCATAGAATTAAATCTATCACGAAAAGCTTGAGACATACAACCTCCTATTTACCATCCTTAGGAAATTCTAATTTCCATTTAGACTTACTATCAAAAATATGATTCCAAGGACCATCAATTAAGGGAGCCTTAGCATTAGTACGATTCCAACTATCCATAACATAATCCCATAAATTAGAAATAAGACTGCTCTTACGTTGTTCAAATGGAAGCTGAGTACGTGTAAGATCAGCTTCAGTCTTGTATTTATCAGTTAAAGCAACATTAGAAGAAATACGAGAATCAGCCTCAGCGAGATCCTTATGCAACTTTGCCATCTCCATAGCAGAAGAAACTACCTTATCAAGAGAATCATAAGGATTAGAAGGCTGAGAATAAGCAGCACCTGCAGGAGTAGAAGCACCAGAACCACCAGCAGAGAGAGCAGGATTAAGACCTGCTTTCTTCAAATCCTCAACTTCACGTTGATGAGCAGTATTACTCATACGTTCTTGAAAATTCATCTGCTCACGAGCAGAAGCCAAAGAAACATCAGCCTGTTCTTTACCACCAATATATTGACCTACACCGGGAATGATAGAAAGACCAATCTTGCCAGCATCTGAATGAGTAAGATTATCTAAGACACCACCAATAGAACTAGAAATACCTGAAAAAAGACCCATTAAAGCCTCAACAAGCCCGGAACACCAAACATAGGCATTACACGCGCCCAAGTCTCGCGAAAATAAGCATCAAAGATAAAATGCTCGACAGAAGGAACAGCAACGCAACGATCCAAAGGAACTTGAGACTTAATAAAAGTCGAACCAAGCGTAGGCAAAGAACTATAAGATTCAGAAAGATGCCAAACATCAAGAGTAGAAGCATTAACAGTATTGCCATTGTAAGACCTCAAGTTACCGGTAATCATAGACCGCGAATAACGGTCCTCTGCATTACGTTCTTGGTAGCCAAAAACGCCATCTTTTTGAGAAGCACCAGTACCGTCAGGAACGTTTGCATAGATTTCTTTATTCAAAACAGCCTGTTCACCCAAATTTGCAAATTCGGGATTAAACAAATCGTAACGAGTACGATAACTCCAATGACGATCAAGACCTTGTTGATATGAAAGCTGAGAAGTAACACAAACAAGACCAAGAATAAAACCATGTTCAGTAAAAGATTTTGAAAAACCATCACCAATAGCTTTACCAGTACCAAAACCGGACAAATTGCCCTGATCAGTAGTAGTACCAGAAGCAGGTTTTGGAGTAGTCTGAGCAACAGCAGTAATATTAATTTCATCAGAGCCTAAAGCAAGAAGCTCAGTACGCTGTAAGCGAGCATCAGGTGAAACAACACCCCAACGTTGACGAACAATTTCGGTATAACGAGTACCGCCACGTGCATCATTTTCTAAAAATTGCTGAAGAGCAATAGACTGACGAAGCGTATTAATAGTAGCAGCCGTAGCATTAGTCAAATCAGCTTGCAAACCAGATTGATTACCCCAAATCATATCAGCAGCAGCATTAGAAAAAGGCGCATGCATTTGAATAACCTTAGAAGCTGCACCTTGGCCTTCAATAGCAATATTGGTATCAGCACCACCAGTACTCTTGGACCAAGTGAAAACCTGACTATTAGTAACAACAGGAGCAGAAGTACCTAAAGGAAGAGAGACCGCAGTACCACCTTTCTGAAGCCAAGGAAGACAACTAGTAAAATAATCATGTCGCTTACCACGCTTCTGTAAAACATAATTAGAAAAAGTGTCGGGACCATCACCAGTATCAAGAGTAATAGCATTCTGCAAGTTTTCATCCTTAAACCAATCCATAAACACACGATTGTACCCACGTGGAACCAAATTGTTAAAAGTAATACCAGTTGTACCACCACCACCAGACAAGGCACCAACAGGAATACCAAGATAATCATGCAAGGAAAGTAGAGGAATACCGCCAGAAGCTACATTAGGACCAGTACACTGAGGAATAGTATAAGAAATTGAATCACCGGGAGATAACTGCTCTCCCATAAACTTTTGAAAGTTAGCCCATATTAAACGATAAGGAATGAAAAAATAAAACCATGACAACTGCAAAACATCCATAAAAGGCTTGATAGTAGGAGAAAGTAAACGAAGAAGAAGAGAATGACGAAGCTTTACAGAATCGCCTGGATAAACATTTGAATGATAGAAAGGAATCAAGTAATCAGCATCCATCGTAGTCTTGTAATCACGATTACGTTGAAAAACTGAACGAGGCTTAGAAATAGAAGGAACTAAAGCGAAAGCATGCTGCTTAATAGGCGTATTTTTCAAAACAACCCCCTAGAACAAAAACCCCCCGCTAATTAACGGGGGATTTATCATTCGGATAATTTTTTACTTCAAAAGGTAACTCACGTTGAGCAGGAACAGAAACTGCCTTGAGAGCCGAAGCAGTAACAAGAGAAATAGGATTAGTAGGAATCAAATGACCAGTATCCTCATTAATCTCACCAATAAAAAACAAAGAATAATCTTCAGGATGACGATTCCAATTACCCGAATTAGGATCATTAACAGAATCAGCAAAACTTCGAATGGCAGCAGCATCACTAAGACCAGTATAAGGCGCAGAAAAACAAGCAGTCTTAGAATCAAACACAGAATACAATTTCAATTTCATTTTTTTACCTCTTCTTTCAATTTCATAATCCCTCCAGAGGACGCTTTAACATCGAGATTTTTGCACGCGCAACCTGCTCTTTCACCAATAAACGCATACCACACGAATCAGAAACTTGTACTTGACGACCATCGGATAATACATCAGAAACATATTTATTTCCAAACAATTTTTCTCTTTTTATTTTAAGAGATGCAAGAAGGGAAGGATCTTCAGCACCAAGCCAATTGTCATAAGCCCGAGGAGGGCGTGAAGGAAAACCACGAACAATAACCCTATCGCGAGGATATACATCGGCCTTGAACTTTTCATACCATCCCTTACCAATGCCAGGGCGCCTCGACATAGTAATATACTCAGGTTTTCGGGATCTGTAATGCGCCTCTGCTCGCTCACCTGTAACCTTCTTTAAAGCATACCCTGAAAAA